AACAAATTGAAAAGTCTGGTGATATATAAATTTTATGTATCATCAGATGACTCGGGGACCCCTTTAGAGCCTTTACTACTACCCTATTGTTGGAAACAACGGATAGGGGATCTTGGTTAATAGCCAAACCCGACAGTAAAAATGTAAAGGATTAGGAAATCCGCAGCCAAGCCCCTAAACTCGTTATGATAAGAGCATGGGGAAGGTTCAACGACTTGACGATAGTGGGTGTCATATGATGGTCTGATCAACCTGATGATGCATAAAGTAAAGTCTAGTCCTGATTCGAAAGGTCAGGTGAATTTCGTATCACTGGGTGAGTGATGTGGAATTCTGTAAAACACAACGGCTGATTTTGATGGAGATAGACATTTTGTCTCCAACATGCGGCTGCCAATCAAGTTGTAGACAATACTTGGTTGGGAAAACAGTGTAATGTCTACTTATTCAACAATTACGCATAGGTTGTTGGATAAATATAACCGTATAATCGTACAACATAATTTAATGAAATAATATAAAATCAAATGTCATATATAGTAAGAATGGAATACAGACAAGATTTAAAAAATACAATTATTGATGATGAAACACTAAGATATTGTGAAATTTATAAAATCACAAATTTAATCAATCACAAAGTATACATTGGTCAAGCGGTTTCACATATTTTAAATACGAAAAGATTTCGCCCCTATGGTATGGAAGGTAGATTCCGTAGCCATGTTAGTGAAGCCTTTTCAAATAAAAAATGTCAATGTCATTATTTAAATAACGCAATTTGTAAAAACGGTAGAGAAAATTTCACATTACAATTACTTCATTGTTGTGAGATTAAAGATGCTGATACAATCGAAACCGAAGAAATCATTAAACATAATTCATTATTTCCCAACGGATACAATTTGAATACTGGAGGTAAGTCCGCAAAACATACCGAAGAAAGTAGAAAAAGAGTATCCGAGGGTGTAATAAATTATTTTAGGGATAAAAAAATTCTTCGGTTTAAAGACGTTATTATAAATGATGACGATGACATTGAAAAATATGTGAGACCGCTTAAACGACATAATATACAATATGGTTGGTATGTGTACATCAATAAAAAAAAAGCCGATTTCGGTGGTTCTTGTATTCCATTAGAAGAAAGTAAAAAAATGGCATTTGATTTTATATTACAAATTAAAGAAAATTGTACGGTGACGTGACCAAATTGCTGGAAACCTCACAAATGATGTAGTACCATTCATTCTTGGAAACAAGGATGAAGAACACGGGTAATGACCGTCCACAAAGGTGAAAACCTACATCATAAGGCAATCAGCAGCCAAGCTCCTAATCTCGTTATGGTAGAGTATGGAGAAGGTTCAGAGACTAGACGGTTACGGGTCTTACATGATGGTCTAACCAACCTGATAAGGCACAAGGTATAGCCCAATCCTACATGAAAGTGTAGAAAAAGTTTGACAACGACATTTATTTCCACACGATAATTGTTGTAAAAACTTTTGGAGAAACAGGAAATGAATATGCACGTGGCACAAAACATATTAGCAGAAACAGAATTAAGACACCTACCCGCCATTCCTTACCAAATAATTAGTCCCTCTTCGAATTCCCCGATTATCGGAATTTATCAAGATTCGCTTCTCGGGTCTTTCCAATTTACCCGTCCCAATATCACCTTTAGTCCTCGCGAAGCCATGAATATGTTAATGATGTTCTCCAATGTAGATACTAAGGCAATTCGAGAAGCGGGAAAAACCATCACCAATTACCAAATTCTCTCCCAAATTATGAAACCCATTACTCTCTCTTACAAAAACAAATTATACAGCGACAATCCTATTCCCAACAACATACTGGAGATTCGCAACGGTAACTGGATCAGCGGTCAAATCGAAAAGTCGGTCATGGGTTCTGCGACAAAAGGCGTCCTCCACCGTATTTTCAACGATTTCGGGCCCATGGCCTGCGCCAACTTCATCGACGACCTCCAAAACGTCATCACTGAATACATGAAAACCTCATCATTCAGTGTCGGAATCAGCGATCTAATAGCGAATAAGACCACGATGGAGAGCATCATCCAAGCCCTCAACAAACAAAAAATCGAAGTACAGTCACTCATCGAGAAAGTCCACTTGGGCATTTTTGAAAACAATACCGCGGGCTCCAACATGACGGAATTCGAAATCCAAGTCAACAAATTGCTGAACAAAGCCACAGAAGAATCGGGCAGTATTGGTCGCAAGAGTTTGAGCAAGGACAACCGTTTCCTGATGATTGTCAACTCGGGTTCCAAAGGCAGTTTGATTAATATATCACAAATGATTTCAGGGCTCGGACAACAAAATGTGGATGGTAAACGCATTCCTTATGGGTTTGATAGTCGCACTCTTCCCCACTATTTCAAATACGATGATGGTCCCAACGCGCGTGGATTTGTGGACAATTCCTATATTTCGGGGTTGACCGCACCGGAGCTGTTCTTTCACGCCATGGGTGGTCGTATCGGTCTCATTGATACGGCAATTAAGACCAGTTCCTCGGGGTACATTCAGCGTCGTCTCATCAAAGGTCTGGAAGATATCAAGATTGAATACGATATGACGGTGAGAAATAGCAAAGGAAAGGTTGTCCAATTCTTGTATGGTGAAGACGGATTTGATACTACCCGCATTGAGAATCAGATTATTCCAATTGTGGGGATGAGCATCGAAGACATCTATCTACACTACGACATTTTGGGACTGAATGAATCCAGTGAAAAGGACATGTTGAGTGTGTATACAAAGGCAACTGCCACACGCGTCAAACGCCAAGCTAAAGAAACGAAGACGTTCTCACAGAAATACATTGACAAGATGATCAAGAACCGAGATGAAATCGTGGATGCGGTGTTCCATTTCAAGAATGACAACATGGTCAAGTTGCCCGTCGCCTTCCAAAACATCATTGCGAATGTTCAAGGACAACTCCATTTGAACGCGAATTCCATTGTGGACATTACGCCTTTGGAATGCTTTCAAATGGTCGAATCCTATTTCAACAAATTGAAAAACTTGGAATTTTCGGCACCCAATCCACTGTTTGAAATCTTGTATTATTATTATTTGTCTCCCAAGGATTTGTTGGTGAACAAACGATTTCATACCAAAGCTCTTACCGTGTTGTTGGAAACCATTGTTCTCAAATACAAACAATCCATTGTTCATCCAGGAGAGATGGTAGGAATTATCGCCGGTCATTCTTGTGGCGAGCCAGTTACGCAGCTGACCCTTAATACATTTCATCACTCGGGGAACGCAGCCAAATCGAACGTAACTCGTGGTGTTCCCCGCATTGAGGAAATCCTGCGTTTGACCAAGAATCCCAAAAATCCGTCGCTTACCGTTCATATGAAAGCATTGGACGAGCAAAATCAAGACCGGGCGATTGATTATTCAAACATGATGGAATACACAAAATTGGTGGATGTGGTCAAGTCGATTCAAATTGCGTTTGACCCCCATGAGCACGCCTCTTTCATGGAGGAAGACCGAGCACTGATTGAACAATTTTATGCGTTTGAAAATATTATGCGCGAATGTGCGGGGAACAAGGACACAACTTTCGATGAACCGGAGAAGAATGCCAAGAAGTCCAAGTGGATCATTCGTATGGAAATGGACCCGGAATCTTTGTTGGAGAAAAACATTACCATGGACGACATTCACTACGCGATCAAGAATAGTTCCTATGGTGAATCCATTGACTGCGTGTTTTCCGATTTCAATGAGGACAAACTGGTCTTCCGTATACGCATGTTGAACGAAGATGCCAAGAAGAAAAAGACCGCGGGAGTGGCTATTGCGCTGGATCAGTCCGACGAAATTTACCAACTGAAGAATTTCCAAGACACCTTATTGAACAACATTGTGTTGCGTGGTGTTACCCGCATTGAAAAAGTGATTCCCCGAAAATTGAAGGACATGGTGGTATTGGAAGACGGAAAGTATGTTCGCAAAGATACGTGGGTGCTAGATACCACTGGTTCGAACATGATGACAGTATTAGGATTAGATTACATTGATTACAAACGCACGTATAGCAATGATATTCGCGAGGTATTTGATGTATTGGGCATTGAGGCAGCACGTCAAACGATTTACAACGAATTCTTCGATGTCATGGAGTTCAGTGACGCCTACATCAATTTCCATCATTTGAGTCTGTTGTGCGACCGCATGACGATGACGAAGGACATGGTGCCCATCTTCCGTTCGGGCATTTTGAACGACGACATTGGGCCCATTGCGAAAGCGACCTTTGAAGTCCATACTGAAGTCTTGTTAGATGCGGCGCGTCATGCGGATTTCGATCACATGCGTGGTGTATCTTCGGCCGTTATGTGTGGGCAGTACGGCAATTATGGTACGGGTGCGTTTGGTTTGGTATTAGACATGAATCAAATGCGAACGCTTTCCGACGCGGTAATTACATCCAACGACGGAGACATTGATGGACAATTTGGTTTGGCACAAGACCGTACTGATACATGCGCGAAGAAGGACTTGGAGATACAGAACAACATTGTGAATATTCAGATACCCGATGCGGCGGAGGTTTGTGACGACGATTACAACATGGGATTTTAATTTTAGTTGAATAATAGAGAATCCACGTAAAAATTGATATTTTTTGTTCAAAATACTAGATATGATACAAACAACAATGACCGCAATGGATTTATTTGCCTATCTTCCGAGAGACATTAAAAATATTATTTTGGATTTTGACGGTAATATCAAATATCGTCGGGGTGTGTACATGAACCAAATTCACAAAGATGATGATAGATATACTCAACTCCAGTATATTCCCCAAAAAAATATTCATGAGGATAAGGATGTAGCACCCTTTGTATCTTTGAAAATCACACGATTCAAATCTTTCATGTATGAAATTATCATAGATGAAAATGAAAATACAGTTACTTATATGTTACAAACCATGATGTATGTGAGTCAACTTACAGGGGTAAGCTTTTTGAAAAATGAAAAAATAACCATATAATCAACAAAATATAAAGACGCTACTATCCCCTAGTACGCTGAATAAGACGATGAATTCAATCCGGTTGGTGATAACATAAAACTACTCGAATTTATTGTCGCAAGTTCATTGTCAATAATCTTTTTATGAACTAATGCTAGTCTTAATCCTGATTTTATCATCGTACTAGAATCAAAAAAATCGCCAAGTTCTCTACTATATGAATTCACAGTCACCAAAGTATAATTGATACCATTCTCATTCATATTCTCTAATTCTATGGGTGATATGACTATATCATAAAATTTAGTTTTTAGTTTATGTATGAGATTTTTGTAATCATGATTACAAAATATATATTCCTCTAACAATTTTTGACAATCGTATATGGTTAATTTTTTTATATTTTGTGCGCTGGTAAAATAAGCCAATTTATATCTCATAAATACATAGGTTGTGTCGCGGTGTATGCGTTCAATGATTTGTTCGTAAGTTTTTATGCTGGATGAAGGTGTCATTTTTTCTCCTTTTTCTTCAATACTGGATTGATCAGGGCTCGTTTGAAGCTCAACAATTAACTCTTCCTTTTGCGAAGCACCTGGAAAAGATGAGAACGAAACTTTTTTTTTCGATGTGTCGTATTCTGAAATCGCAACCGAAATAGTTTGGTTATCATCTTCTTCTTCAAACAACTCCGGACTTCGTCCTTCGTTGTTAGATGTCCGTAGGACATCACTTCCGGTTATTTCAAGTTGTTCTCCAGGAAGGAGGGAGCGTACGAGGGAACCTTGGTTCCCTGTAAAACCTTGGTTCCCTGTAAAACCTTGGTTCCCCGTATTGGACAATTTCTCCATGTGGGTTATTGACGCCTGAATATCAGAAAAGTTCTCGAACATCACTTTGGACATTTCCGCGGGTGTTATGATTTCTTCTCTAAGATTCTGAATGCGTTCCGCGTCTTCCTCAGAAAGTTTTGTATCATAAAAAAATTCGAGCATTTGTAGAATTGTCGCATTGGAACAATTCTGGAATTTGGCAATAACATCAATACGCCCGGGTCGTATCAACGCACTATCTAACATATCAGGAAAATTCGAGGTCATAATTACAATTCTACCCGGGTTCTCCAAGACGCCATCCAACAAGTTCAGGAGAAACGACAAATCCACTTTATGTTTGTCTTCGTAATGATCGAGAACCGCCTTGTCTGTATCACGGTCTTCACCGTCATTTTTTTTGTTCTCATTTTTAAGTGCCCGTTCCATGACAATGTCGCTCTGACAATCCACATCTTCGAGAACATAAATACGTTGGTCCAGGGGAATACAGTAGGTTTCGGCTTGCCCAGTCATTGGATTCATCACATTCAAATTTTCACTGAAAAATAGGTTCTCTAATTGGGTCTTGGTCATGTCGTTGTTCAAATTTACATTACAAATATGTCGGTTGGTTTCGTTCGCCAAACATTTGATGGTCGACGTTTTCCCTGTACCTGGCGCGCCAGATAACAACAGACCCAGAGTATACGGAATTCCTTTTTCATCGTACCACTTCCGATTTTTGCAAAAGAAATTCACACGATTTCGAATGGTTTCAATGTCTTTGCCGAACAAATTGGAGAACTTGCGGTTGGTCTGGAAATGCTTCATCACAAAGGCGAAATTGGGTGGAAGGCGCGACAAATCCTTGCGCTTGTCAATGTCCATGGGAACAACGAGTGGATGCATGTTGAAATAATACCGTTTGTTGCCCAGTTTGTTCTTCACATTGATCGCATATTTCTGTTTAATGTTGTCCAAGAAATTGCGTAGTTGGTCGGTGGTCTTAGTAAAACTGTAGACTTCGATGATTTGTACAATGGCGCTTACATTGTGGTTACCCGCGCCAGAATGCATGTTGGTGGAGGTGCTCCCCTGGTTGCCTATTTCATCGGCCGAACTGGATTGGGTCATACGCGCGAAGATTTCGTCATCAATGTTGATGACGTCCTTCTGATTCAGGATGAAACTTTCACGTACGTAACTCACGTGCGTCGTGTTTTTGTTATTGGTAATAAAATCGAGGAGGGCTTGTCCCAGAATGTTGTCGGGGTTGTTGACATTGATGGTTACCGTAATCGATGCGGTCTTCTTTTTCACCTTGTTGTCAGTAATATCCTTGGTCGTATTGGACAAATCTTTCTTGATATTATCCCATTTGTCGGTGTATTTTTTCATGACAAATTGGACGACAGTGGGAGCGTTTTTGAAGACAAAATCGACGACACTCGTGGCGACAAATACATACATCATGGAGAACATGTCCCCACCGTTGCCTTTACCTTGTTGCGACCGGTTACCATTCATGTTATTTATCATGAGCATGGTCATCATGTTTGATTTAAGCGAATCCATCATGTTACCTGTTGAACCACCCATCATATTTTGTGGAGTATTCATGTGATTCATTTACGTGATATATATTGATAACCTTTATATATATTACATAAAAATAAAACATAATTTTATGAACCTGATTTGGAGAACCTTACCTGAAGAAATTGTCACTCAGCATATCATGCCCTATACGTATCGTAAACAACCACCACAATTGTTATTCGATATACGTAATTATTATGACGATTATGATTTGGTAGATGAGTATTACAGCCATAATTACAATCAATATATGTGGTTAAACGATATGGTGAGTTTTTTTACTCTACCGCATTTTCATAGTACCAAAAAGGGTGTGGATAAAATATTACAGAGGCATATATATTACAAAAATAAGGAGAACTTTTTGTTAATTGAAATCGCACTTGACCAATATTACACACATATTGGACACAATGTCGAACGCAAGGTCCGTTTTTTATGGGGATTGTTGTTACCGGTGGAGAGAAATCAGTTTATCAATAAATTTTTGTTGGAATAGTTGGAATAATTCCTACGATAAAAATATACATTATATATGCCACTGAGTATATTATGTTCTGTGAATTCCGTGGCGGGTCTAAAATCCAAATTAACAGTCGGAGTGATTACAGCAGCCAGTTTTGTATTACCAACAGCTCTTGGTTCCATTAGTATACAAAGTATTACAGGTACGTACACCTCTTTTACTGTATCTAGAAC